TGTACTTTGTCCTATAGCGACACCACTACCAAGTTCACTAAGTTCAGATGCAAGACTCAAGACTGAAACTACTATAACTGGAAAAGAGAACACAAGTAGGCACGGCTGGATTTCGCCTACAAACACGCAGGGTATGAATACAAGCGTAAGACTTGTCGGAACAAACTTTGATGGAGCAGTTAAAGACCCTAACTTCTGGACTGAAACTATAACAAATGCTGGTAGTGTAGTTCAGACAGGCGAGATAAAACTCCAGACCAATACAACAGCTAACGGTACAGCTCGATACGAGTCGGTACGGAGAGCAAGGTTTGTAGTAGGTTCTGCACTTATGTTTACAGGAGCGTTCAAGTTTAACGATACGGTTACAGAGGCAGACAACCTTAGAAGGTTTGGAGCATATGACGGAGAAACGGGTGTAAGTGGAAACGGGTTCTTCTTTCAGCTAGATAGCGGAGTGTTCAGTGTTGGTACAAGAAAAGAAGGAACTGACACTCTAATTAGTAGCGGTGCTTTTAATGGTAACTATGGAGTAGCGTTTACACCTAGCGAGACATTGTACTATAAGTTTGACATAGAGTACACTCCATTGGGAGCGTTCTACTATATCAACGGTAAGTTACTTCATCAGAGCGTTGGTGGACACCTTACAAGGGTTCTCACGCTACCCATTAGGTTTGAGAATAATAATGATAACAATAACGCTACTGCAGTTATAATGGATTGTTTGGGCGTTGTTATTATGAGAGAGGGAGAGTTGTTTACTAACCCGACTTATAAGCGCGTATCTGGGGTATCAGTAACAGTATTGAAATATGGAGCAGGAACACTAAAGGGAATAGTTGTAAGTAATGTAACCAATACTGCCGATATAAATATATATGATGGAGTATCAATCGCCGGTATTCCTATATGGACTAGTGGTAATCAGGGGGCTAGAACAGAACCATTTAATATAGACTTTTATGGACTACCATTTAGTGATGGATTAACACTACAGATTGTTGATGCTGGTGCTGATGTATTAGTAGTTTATGAATAAGGAGAATATATGAAAGTAACTGTAGATTTAACAGACATCCAAGTAAAAACTATAAAAAGAATACTTCTAGATAAGAAACAAGATCCAGATGTAGATGCTAATGTTGTAACATATATACAAAATCAGATTAATACAGACTTGCGTAGGGTGCTTAACCAGTATCATAGTAATGCATTTACAAAGATGTCTCCAGAAGAAAGAGAGACAAAAGTTGTTTCAATAGAACCTACATTATCTGAAATAAATATCATGAAAGAACGTGAAGTTAAACAAGCCCTACATGATGCAGAGTAGAACTATAACGGAGGAAATATGCCAAAGATACAAATAATAACAGACGGTAATCCAAAAAACACTACGCTTATTATAGACGGCGTAGATATTACCGACGAATACAATGTAGGCTGGATAACTCTAGAGGCTTTTGGAAAGGATCCATTGCAAATAAAGTATCCGTATTTTAAGCTTCAGTACGCGATAATAGAAGACAATCCGCTGGATCCAAAGATAGTTGAAACAGCGGTTAAGACTATAGTCGTTAAACCAGATGACGCTGGAGCAATGCAAACATCTATAGATAAATAGGAGGTATAATATGGCAGGAGCGACAATGGGAAGCGGACCGGGACAGGGTGGTATCTATGACCCAACGCAAAAATTTAAGGGCAAAAAAGGGAAGAACGGATACTGGCCAGAAGTTCAGGCAGATCTCAATAAACAAGGAAAGATTAAACAGGTAGGTAAAACTGTAAAAACAAAAAAGATAGGGAGATAAAATGGGCAAGACACTAGATATCATTGATAGCTTTCCTATAAGAACTAAGGTTAGGGAAGCAAACAAAAAACTAGTTCTATGCGATTCTGGAACGGTCAAGGATAATGTTAGCCTTGTTTGTAGCATAGCTGCTACTCACTCTGGAACTATTATTAATAATAGGGTTTATCCACCCAAGTCCATGCAGAAGGGTATTAAAACATGGACAACACCCTATAAAAAACCCGTTCTAGTAAATCATGATGAAGAGAAAGATCCGATAGGTAGAGTTATTAAGGCTAAGTACCTAAAGACACCCAAGGGAATGAGTGGTGAGGACTATAAGCCCATACTAAAGCCTAGCGATGGTTATGGATATGTTGATTTAGTAGTAAAGATAACTGATCAATCCGCCATAGAGAAAATAATGGACGGAAGGTACGAAACTGTGTCAGTAAGGATGAGCACCGATCATGCTTATTGTTCTGTTTGTGGCGCAGACTGGGCAGACGGTGGACCGTGTGAACATACGCCCGGGAAGAAAGACGAAGACGGAAAGTTAGCTTATATAACTACTGGAGATCTCACCTATAGGGAAGTTTCTTTTGTGAACATTCCCGCGGATGAGTATGCTAGGGTTGAGGGGTTGACATTTGGATCAAATAAACAAGATAGTGATGAAACCCCAATAGAAGTAAGTGTGTATGCTAACAATGCAGACGATAATACTCTCTGTGATTTAGATGGAGAGGAAGGTAAAAATCTGTATGATTACTTAAAAGATGAAACCGATGAAGAGGAAAAAGTCATAGTTCATCTTCTAGACAAAATATCTAAAAAAGACAAGGAAGAAAAGGAGGATCAGATGGCTAAAGTTGAAGGGCTTACGAAAGACGAGCTCAAAGATATGGACTCTGTTAAAGAACTGATCCAGGACGCTCTTGATAAGGCTAGCGAAAAAGCTGACGGTGATTGTGAACAAAAGTTAGAGGAGCTTAAAAAGCAACTCGGAGATAATGATTGTTTACAAGAACTTGAAACTCTCAAAAAGAAAATAGAGGACATGGTAAATGATCCTAATAATGAGGGAATCATAAAAGAACTTGGCGATGCTAAAGACGCTACTAAAGCTGCACAGGACGCGCAGCTTGCTTTATCAAAGGAAAAAGAAGCTATAGAAATAGAAAGAGATCAGCTTAAAGATGAGTTAGAGAAAAGAGACGTAGAGAGAGATACCCTCGTGGATGAGAATGTTACTCTAAATTCTGAACTACACAAGCTGAACGCAGAAAGGCTTTTTGATCTTAAGAGATCTCTTGGAAAACCAGATGTATCTGGAATAGTAACCGTTGAAGATCGCGATAAGAAAATTGATGAGTTCTCTCAGAGAAGCATCGATTCCTTAAAGGATCAGATTAACGATCTTCTTGTTGAGCAGGATGCTCAGCCAGAATCTATTAAGTCGTTAATTACGGTAGAGAATCCTGGTGTAGAACATGAGGATTCAGGAAAGATAATAGACAATACAATAAAGAAAAACAATGAAACTAAGGGCGAAACGCTAGATAGACTTTTTGGAGATAAAAAAGTCGACTAAGCCCTGTTTTATACTTAAGAAAAGGAGGAATAAATAATGGCTCAAGATAGAACAGCTAACACAAACGTCAATAGGATTCCTTTTGGTTATGAGCGCACAAGAGGCCTTTTGGAGATTTCAGAAGGACAAAGACCAGCGCTTGAACTGAAACCGGCACAGTATCTTCCTGTTATCAGGAGAGATAACTACCTAGAAGATTGGGTAGTTATAGAAGCTGGTAGAATCGTATCGGTTGATCCAAGTGGTGACCTAGTTCTCTGTAATGGTGGAGCAGCTGGAACACTTACTTATACGGCAAATGACATAGGGCTCACAGTTGACATAGATGATGCTGGTCATGATACATATGTTACAGCAGCAGGTGCTTCAACTGATTCTGTTGCAGGTAACAAACCCGTAGGCGTAGCACCGTACGATTACTATCAAAATCTAAATGCAGGTTTTGGAGCAACTGGCGCAACTAAGTATCTTAACTACCAGATCCAAGATAAGGTAGCGATACTTTGCGACTACATGATCGAGATTCCTGTATTAGCAACAACAGATGCAAGTGGTACCATAGCTGCTGGAGATCTAGTATCTTCAGACGCGAATGGTAGATTTATAAGATGGATAGATGGCACAACTCCTGTATCACAAATAGTTGGTCGTTGTATCCAGAGAGCAAGCAACACAGTGGTTGACAATCTAGACAAAGTACAAACAGTACCAGGTCTTGGCCTGTCTGGCTCAGACACGGCAGGTTATCCGCAGCATCTGTATGATTACACAAATGCAGCTCCATACGCGGAAAAGATGTTAGTCCAATTAATGGTAGCGTAAGTATTCGGTTACCATACAAGTATCAAATTAAGGAGGAAGTAAATGGAAGACAACAGGCAAGTAGGATTAGAGGTTACTGACGAACTCATTGAGCAAGTCAGCGTAAAGGTTGGCGAGAAGATGGCTAAGAAATCAGCTAGCACTTCTCCCAAGATGTTTTCTGACCCCACCCTACAGGATAAATTCGAGAATGCCTACAGAATCTGGGAAAACAATGGTTATGAGAACGTTGTGGACCAGTATGATGCAACTAAAAGAGATCAGAAGATCGGTTATGCCGAACTTTGTGACGCTCTGTCAACACCAGATGCATCCATATTGATTCCTAAAGTTATATCAAACATTGTTAAAGAAGCTATAGAGCCCCTTCTCGTTGGTAGCAGCCTGATGCAGGTTATTAGGTTTTCTGCAGGACAGCAAATTACCTTCCCCGCAGCTGGAGCTTTTACAGCGGAAGATATTCCAGAAGGCGGAGAATACCCAGAGAGAAAGCTCGAAGTTGCTGGTACGGTTACAGCATTCATCGGGAAATCTGGTGTAAAGGTAAGAATTACTGACGAAATGTTAAGGTATTCTCAGTACGATGTTATGGGTATGCACATTCGTGCAGCAGGTCGCGCGATGGCAAGACACAAAGAAACCAAGATCTTCAATATGATCAATAACGAAGGTTTCGTAGTGTTTGATAACAACGTAGCTAATAAGCAAACATCCGGTAGAGATGCAACAGGTGCGGGAAATGGTACAATCACATTGGACGATCTTCTTGTTATGTACTCGAAGATAGTTGAATATGGTTTTATACCAAATGCATTACTTATGAGCCCACTCGGTTGGCTTGTATTCGCAAGGGATCCAATTTTGAGAGCCTTCGGGTTCGCAAATGGTGGTCCGATATTTAGCCCAATGCAGGGACAACCTGGGTTGGCTAGTCAGTGGTATCAGGGTGGAAATAACGTAGGTCCAGTTGCTACAGCTCCATATGCAGCTTCAACTTACGCAAATGTTCCGAACTTATTCCCAGCTCCACTTCGCATCATCGTAAGTCCGTTTGTAAGTTATACTTCAGTATCGGGCGCAACTCCGGCTAAGACCGACATCATGATGGTAGATACTAATGAACTTGGTATCCTCGTTGTTGATGAAGATATTACGACCGAAGAATGGGATGATCCGAACAGGGATATACGTTCTATCAAGTTCCGAGAAAGATACGGTCTTGGAATCCTGAACGAAGGTAAGGCAGTAGCAGTCGCAAAGAATATTAACATCGTTCGTGCATACGATCTTGATGATAAATTATTCTGGCAGGCTGGTTCTGGTGCATTAACTACTATCAATCAGAGTGGTGTTTAAGAAATTTACTGTGTGTAGGTGGGGCTTCGGCCCTGCCTACACGCTTTAAGAAATTAGGAGGAATTAATGGAAGTAAAAGTGGGTACTAGAGTAAGCCTCAATACAAAGATAAGGAGCTATTATTTTCAAGGACATCGGGGAATAAACCTTAGGGTCGGGATAGAAGAAACAACACTAATACCGGAAGATATAAGCGAAAAAAACTTAATAATGATACAAAGAGGAATAGCTGGTGGACATCTTCTTGTAGGATATGTTAAACCTATAGAGATAAGTACTCCAGACAGGAGAGACGATTCTAAGCTCCTAGATATGAACGTAAAGAAAATGCAACCGTACTTAGAGACGATAGCTAAAACTTCAGGTAAGTATGAAAATGCTCCTGTAGCTAGGCTGGAAAATCTACTATCTCTAGAGAATGCCAACAAAAAAAGAAAGACAGTTATAGAAAAGATAGAAGAGCTTCTAGGCATGATGGGCGGAATATCTGCCGTAGAAGAAGATGAAGGCGATAAAGAACAGATAGCAATTCAAATAGTATAAGGAAAAAACTATGGCTGCACCACTTATAACATCAACTACCCCCTCAAATGGCGGAGTAAACGAGTATTTGAATGTACACTTGCAGGTTGTATTTGACCAGGCGATGCTTGAGTCAAGTATAAACAGCAATACACTTTTGCTATATAGGTCATCTGACTATAGGCAAATTGACGGAATGATTACATATAATACATCTAATTATACCGTTACATTTATACCAGTAAAATCGCTTGACGAGAGCTCTGGGTATACATTTATAGTAGTGGGATTAGACCAATCTACAGATTGTGTAAAGAACTCAGCATCTGAGGGTTTAGCCTTATCAGGTTTAGTTCAGTTTACAACAGGTTCTGAAATATATGAACCACCACAGACAGATCCAGGACCGTATAACCCGGATGACGCGGTAGCACCAGCTCCGACTATTCCAGTTCTTGAGCCTGCTGTATGTCTAGATTTCTGTATAACTGATACAAATCCTGATAATTACCAAACAAATGTAGGGACAGCACTTCCATCTGGGTGGGGTACAGTTACTTCTCCAAACGGAAGGGTTTATATACCAGAACCAGCAGGGGCGTCAAGTATATATGTTACATTCAACCAAGACCTATGGCCTAGTGGAGTAACATATCTTGACTGGATGTCAATAGAAGCTCAGCCAGTAAACGGTGATCCAATGTTTCCATCCGCCGTACCAAGTGGTTATATAATACAGCCGAGTGGAGACACTCTATACTGGACAACACCATACTCAAGCGACTGGTATCAGAACAATGAAATAATAGTTACGGTATCCAAATATATAATGAATGCCAGTGGA